CTCCACACCTCGCGGCTGTCATCACCCTGGTGGGAAGCGACATACCTATGCCACCCCACCATCTGCTTTACCATACGAGCAGCAACTCGCCCAGCACAGGCATTATGCACACAGTGGAACAACATTGTGTGTCCCCATCCTGATTGTAACCCGTACTCCCACTTATTGTAAACACCATCAATGTAAACCCCAACGTCGTCGAGGCACTTCTCCATGTGCTCAAAATCCGCGGCAAGCTCCAACTGTCCTAGCTTAACGGCCATCAACCGAGCAGAACGATAGAACAATTGCATCCTCTCATGTTTGTGGCATATGTTATAATTCTTGTAATCTCTACACGCCACGTACCCAAACTCCTGCCACCCGGAAAACCTATGGTTGTCCTGTTCCTTACGGGCCTCACTCCACATCAATGGTACATCTTTAAGGCCTCCCAAGAACCTAGCCTCGCCGTAAGCACTCACACGTGCTGAACTCAGGTAGAATCCGAGTGTGCCGGGTACGAGATTCCGCAATTTGGAGATCTCCAGCTTCCACATCCATCCGGACCGTGCGTGCGTCTCGCTAAACTTGATGGCCTCTTCCTCCCCTTTGGTGAGGTATATTATGGCCAATTTCTTGTTGAGGTACGCCTTGTCTATCTCCGCCGCGGCATGCTCATTTATTCCATTCGCACCGATACTACCAGTGGGTATTTTCGTCAGCGCCATCTCTGTCAAGTTGTGGTATGGCTGCCCGGTCGTCTTCACGGCCTTTGCACATATGTAACCAAACCGCTCACCCTCCAACACCAGTTCCTTCTCATACTCAGCATCGAACTCGGCCTTTGTGTAATACATACTATTACGCACCGGCAGGTTCTTATCATAGTCCGTGCGACTAACGAGATCATCTTGGTCCGCGAACACTTCATGCTCAAACCTACCTAGCATATGTGTGGCGTACTGCCAATCAAACATCTCCCCATCCAGATCAGGCCTATCGCACGCCCCATAGCGCACACATGTCTTGAAAACCTTCTGGCTCTCGAGCGCGCACTTGATACAACACGTGTAGCACTTCTTCTCGCTTATTAAGTCGTGCAGTCCGAGATTCGTGTTGGAGCACAGCGCACACACATAACTACAGAAGGCGCCACCGCCCATACCAGCCACCCCGATTAGGGTATTTAGATACTTGACGAATTTCCTGCGTCCACGTAGCATCTTGATCGCTAGCCTTGGAACAATTCTTGTCCGCTGCCTTAGTGCCTCACTCTGGAACTTGAGACTATCACGCAGCTCACATTCCTCCGCCCTTGATGACTGTCCGATGAGCAACCTCAATAACAGTGCTGCGCGCCGCGCATCACTCATCTCGCTGCCAGCGACCACTAGCTCACACTTCCCCCACCTGTCGCATGCCAAGCACACTGCCGGGCCACGTTCATCAGGCGTTTCGACTTCCCTCATTGTGCCAAGTATCTCTTCAAGGGTCATGACGGGATCTGGTGCATGGCCAAGCAACTCGATCAAGACTTCTCTGAAATCTAGACGAGTGGCCGGGCTTGCCGTTTCCCACTGTTCACCTATCATTCTGACTATGTCTATAGTCTCGTACTTGACCGTGCTGAGGTAGAAATCCCGGATCCTGGACGGATCCGACCACCCGCGTCAATGTCTGTTGGAAGCATCAGCACCTCCGCGATCCCGATTACCGATGCTGCGTCCCGCACCCACAGTGCCGACGCTCCCAACACGCGCGAAAGCGTCGAGAATTGCCTC